CTGCCTTAGCTACAGTAGCCTTCATAGTCTCAATGTCTTTCTCTAAGCTGTTTACATTTTCATCAATCAATAATAACTTTGCTTGTTGATCTATAATTGTCTGAAGGTTAACACCAAGGGCGGCTAGTTTGCCTTGTAGTTGTGACACATCGTTTGAAGAAAGCTCTTGTTCTATTAAAAGAATTTTTTCTTCTAGAGGCACAATGCTTGGAACGGTTACAGCTTCAACAGCTTCTAGTCGTGCATACAGACTGCTTGCTGTCCATACACCACCACCAAGAGTTGTTGCAAGGCTAAGAAGTATAGCGATATAAACGCCTTTGAAGCTCTTACCACCTATTGTTAGCTCTGTTTCTGCTAAGCTCATTCTCCTGCCTCCTCACAGTTAAGCTGAGTCATAAAGCACTCATAGCCTAAATAAGTTGGGCCAGTAAGATAAAGCTCACTAGTAGCCCCCACTGTTAAAATGTCTTGATGAGAAACGTACAAGTTAATATTAAACGCATCTGAACCGTTTACATATATGCTAGTTGCAGGGTTTCCAGAAGTCCAAGCAAGGCTTACAGCTTGAGTAGATGCACTGTAGCTCAAGGTGTTTGTTTCAATACGAGTGTTATTATCCATCGCACCTTGATTTAAGAAAGCGACAGCATCTGGATTAGCGGCAACACCTAAGAAAGCTCCTGCGGCATTGGCGTGTGTTTCAATAGAATCAAGACTTTGGTTATATGTATCTGCATCACTCTGATCTATCGTCAGCGCATCCGTGTTGCTTGTAACGTATTCTTGTACTGCGGCTTCTTCATCTGGAGTTGAGGCTTCAGCGGCGAGTTCAGCAACCTCTTGTACTGCAAGCATGTCTACTACTACAGCCGTAAAATCATCAATAGCCGCTTCCATTAGTGCAAGCTCTGCCGCCGCCTGTTCTTCTAGGTAGTCTTGTGCGCTTCCGTATGGCAAGTACGTTACCATTCCAGAAAGGGCTTGATTGTAAGCGTTAACTTGTTCTGCTGTTATATATGCTGTACCCGCTAACTGTCCATCACTAAGGCCAGTACCAGAATGAGCATAGCCCATAGCCGCTCCTGTCATTAAAATACCTGTATTTATTTGATCTACAATAGCGGCACTGCTTGCTATTAAATCGTCTAGCTCACTTGCTTGAGCTACGGAACTGCTGAGAAACAGACTCGCTAGAACTTTCATCTTTGTTTTCATTTGCACTTTCTGCCCCTATATTTAAAATTGAGTTATACCACTCTTGAGTTTTTGTGTACTCTGGAAACTTTGGTCGCTTTGTAAAAATTGCATGTTTCCGCATGTGAACATCGCCATAGTCAGGGATATAAAGACTTGGCTGAGTCTTCATTAAAAGAAAAGCTCTTTTACCTACTACTAATCTACCGCCTGAAATAATTGGACAGGGCGTTGCGGATATAAATAAAGACCTCCAAACCTTTACGTCTTCACACATCCTAGCAATAGCGGCAACCTTCATGCCTAGATCGCTAAGGACTTTAGCATCTCTGCGCCTGTTACAATCAACATCTGCTTTGTAACTGCCCCTAGTCATGCCTATAATGCCTGTTTGAATTGAGCCACCTGATCCCTGCAAGCACGTTTCCATGCCATTAGACATATAGCTAGGAGCTATTGCTGAACCTACTGGCATATCACTAGAGCTTCCTGCGCCATTGTAGGTGTTAGTTACGCTGTCATCTTTGCTGTTGTTATTACTACTTACAGTTGAGCCAACAGTGTTTGTATTTAAACTACCATCTTGATTGTTATTAGAATCAGTATCACCCATAGGTTCTTCTTGTGCAAACAGAACTGACGATCCTAATACAAACGCAACAACAACAGCTAGTTTCATTATTTTTTACTCACTAAACTGCCGCCAAAGTACATACCTATAATAGCTGAAACTAAGTTGGTATCTAATTGTGTAATCACTAAACCTTTAAAAGTTATCCATTCAAAGATATCTCTACCTTCAGTAAGAAATAAAAATCCCGGCTGAAAGTTTGTGTAACCTACCGTAACATCTACCGTAGGGTAATACACAGCCACTAGCTTAGGTAGTATGACAATAGCAAAGACTGAAGACAGCGCGATGATTCTACGAGTCCACTGAAAGCCTTTGTCCTTAACATCCCTTGCGGCTTTGACGGCTTTTGCACCGAACTCACCGCGAGTTATAAGAAGCTTTTGATGTTCTGCTTTGTCTTTGCGACTCTCTGCCCACACACTCATAACCCCACCAAGAACTGTAGAGCCAAGCATTGTAATTATTTCAAAAGGAAAGCCCATATTAATCTTTAAGAAGCCTTGAGGCTTCCTCTAAACGACCAATAATACCGCTAACTTTCCCGCCTTTTTTAACAATACCTTTTAACTTTTTGTATTCTGTGTGATCTAATAATTCTACTGCGGCTTTGTCATACTCTCCCTTATTAAAAAGTTTAACCCAATTATAATCTTTTTTCATATCGCCTCTATATCCTAAAGACATTAAAGCTTTTTGTTGGTTTTCAGAAAGGGTATCATAATTAGGAATTTTTTTCTTTACTCTTTGTCGCTGTCCTTCGTATGTTTCTTTAAAAGACCGACCTATAAATTCGCCTGTCTGACCTACACCGCTTGTTACAATACCTTTAGTGTCTTTATACTCACCGTCTACAAACCCTTCGTGTTCAACAACGTACTCTTGATCGGAAGTTAGCGCACCTTCTCTTTTTACTACTTCATTAATAGCATCTCTACCATAATATCTTTTAGCTGAAGAAACTGGCGTGTCGCTTAGTGTTGACGCTTCAGCAAGTGCTTGAGCTACAGGATCAATAAGCACCCCGCCGCTGTTCTTCTTGACTCTTTTACTGGCCGCCGTATCCATCTCTTTTACAGACTTTTTAACTTCTGTATTATTTTTATTTTCTCTTACTTTGTGAGCTAAGGTACTAAGAAGAGGAGTAACTACAGAATTTATAGCGCCTTCAGGGTCTACTTTTTCAGAAACTGTAGCGATAGTTTCTAGCGCCACCTGTTGTTTGTTAGTAACTCCTAAATCTATCTGTGCTTTTTCCCACAGTTTTTCGTTACTAAAAGCCTCAACTGCTTTTTTCCAAGAAGGTATTTTTTCTAAGTCGTTAATACTTTTAAAAGACGGAGCTAACACCCCACTTATTATTAAGGCTGTTACGTAGTTTAACACTTCAGGGTCTTTAGACTTTATAACTCCTTGAGCTTCTAAGCCGATTAAACTTTTTTTAATTCTAAGAGCAGTAGCTTTAATTTCCACAGCGTTTGATGTGTTACCTACGTTATTAGATATAATTTTAGTAATAGAAAGCGGCTCATCATTTAGTGGGCCTCCTTTATTTTTCTTTTCTCGCTCATCATCTACCTTATCCATATATGCAGTACCCGCTTGTTCGTTATACGGACGACCTGTTAGTTTATCTATACGCTCATCAGGCTCAGTAGGAACATTAGGAACATTTGTAACCTCGCCTCCCGTGGAGTATCCGACTACAGGAATAGACTCTTCAAACTTTGGAAGTACACTAGCCGACATTCTTCTTTGAATTTCTAACAAGTGCTTTCTATACGTTCGCATTTGATCTGTTCCGTCCATACCTGCTAAATCCATTGCGGGTGCAAAGGCTGTATAGAAGGGAAGCTTTTGACCAACTACAGGAATAATGCCCTGTTGAAATAAATTTAAAGTGTCAGAAACTACGGGGCCAAAAGGCATTGCGCCATACGCCGCCGCATTCTGAGAATACATTGCGGTTTTCTGCGCTCTTGCAAACGTGTCTAACAATATACCATTACCGCCCCAACGAGCTACAGAGCTATATAGTATTTCATCTAAATCTTTTCCTTCTTCGCTTGCGCCATCTGAACGAACATAGTTTGTCCAACGCGCCATGCCTGTCATAATTGTAGCGGCTGTTGCTATTTTAGCTGTGTTCCGTACTGGGTCTTTAACAAGTTGCTTCGCGGCTCCTTTTAATACAGTATTTGTAAAGGCAACCGGATAGCCTAACAATTGAAAAGCAATAGCAGTTTTAGGATTAGAGTGCAACAACGGCTTTAGTCCTGACATAGAAGTAGGTTGTAAAATAACTGAGTTAGTATATCGCGCCGCTCCTCCTAGAACTTGAGAGTCATAAAACTTATCTGTAACTTTAGACCCATTTTTAAACCACTTCACGCCTTGCTTATAATCTATGCCTAGTTCAGCTAACTCTCCTGCCATAGTTTCAAGTCTTTTATTTAAAGGTTTGCTACCGTTAGCCGCAAGAGCTTCAATGTTTTCTTTAATTAAAAGCTTTCCACTGGCGTAAGAAGTTGTTTGTACAAACTTAGTCCACTGGTCTAGCATAGTTACACGGAAAAACTTGTTGCTTGCATTTTGCAATGTTTCGTTAACAAGCTCAGCACCTGCAAGTCTATCACCTAACTGCGCCATTGCTTGATCCATGTTAATGCTAAACTTAGTCATTTCAGAAAAAGCTTCTTTGGCTGTTAAATTGTTATTAGTCTTTAGTGTTGATTCTAAATCTTTAGTTATACCTTTCCACGATATTTCTAGGGCTTCATTAAAACCTTTTATAGACTTACGAACACCTACTTTGCTAATGTTAAGAAATACTTCTGTTAAACTAGAAACAGTTGCAAGAGGAAGCATAGCTACGCGGTTAGCAAAGCCATAAACATCTACAGCCGTCTGTGCTTTTTTACCGTATCTTTCCATGCCTTCGCCTGTAGCGGTTTTGTACAATGTTAAAATAGTATCTTCTTCTGATTGAGACAGCTTCTGTCCTTTAGCTAATAGCTCATTACGAATCCGTGGAATGTAAAATTCTGAAAAGTCTTTTAAATTATTAACGCCAAATGTGCGGTGCTTAGCTAACGACTTTCCCGCTTGAAAAGTATACATGTGTAACGATCCTAAAACATCGTTGTTTAAAAACTCTTGGAAGTCTGCGTCATTTTCAATCCCATTTAATTTTCTCTTCGCTGAAAAGAAATGGCCGCCTGAGCCGCCACCATCAATCTGATCTTTTATAGCAAGCATATCATCAACAGCTTTTTTACCTTCTCCTGCACCAAACTTGCCTTTAGATTCTAAAAGCTCTGCAAGTTTAGTTTGGTTTTCTTCAATAGCTTTACGATTCCACATACGAGGAATGTAATCTGGGACAAGAGCGTCAATAACTCCAATGTCTTTTAATTGATTGCCCATATCATTATATAATATTTTAATTTCACTGGCCGCATCATTGATTGCTTTATTAGTAGCTTTATCTAAACCGTTATTAGCTAAAGATTTATTGCCGCGTAGTGCTAACATAAGTACGTTGTTTACGTCTTCAGCTAGTGTTCCTTTAGCCGCGTTTAGAGAAACACCCTCTACAATTCCACGGAACCTTTCATTAAAACGTCCTGTAATTTCTCGTTGGTTCTCTGACAGGTCTTTTTCTACAACCTTAGTGCTTTTTTTCCAACCTGTTCCAAACTCATAACTAAATTTAGCTTGCAACACTTTTGCAGTTCCTGAAAGTTTTGCCATTGGAGACAACACACCTGCGGCTTTTCCAAATAACTGTCCTGAAACCATGCTTGTTTTTTTATAAAGCCCGTGCATAATTTCATTTTTTACGTCTTTAGCAGTAGTAGAACTATCTGCGGCGTTCTTAATAATATCTAGTATTTCTTCTTTTGTTTTTTCCCCGCCGCCTAGTTCTTTAGTAAGCTTACTAACATTAACAGAAATAGAACTTGAGGTGTCTTCTAATAAATCCTTAACTGTTTTAGATACGTTAGCTGAGTCCTCACCCAAGTTAGTTAAATCTACAATAATACTATTAGCAGAAGGAGGGACACTGCCGTCTTTAACGCTATCGTCAAAAATCTTTACAGCGTTTTCTACAGAAATGTCTTCAGCAAAGTCAGTGCCTCTTTGAAAATACTGCTTTCCTATTTTAGTAGCGCCATAAATACCCGCACCAAAACCCGCACCCATTAAAGCTGTTTGCGCTATTTCGCCTACACTGTAGTCTTCTCTATTATCTATTGCTACATCCATAGACTGTAGTCCTGCTCCACCTGCCCCACCATATACAGAGCCAATACCCATAGAAGAGACTAAAGGATTTTTAGAAGAAGAAGCCACTGATTTAGTAAGCGCCTCGCCTAAAACTTTTTTAGATGCAGACTTAATAGCTTGACCCGCGCCTACTCTACCAACAACACTTACTCCACCTGTTGGCACAGCAGAGCCTATAGATGCTAAAGTTGCTACCATCTCAGGGTTAAACACAGTATCTACTGTATAGTCTTTGATAGCTCCTAGCCACTCTCCTGTTCCAGTTAAGTTAGCAGATTCAAACCGTCTATTTAATTCTCTTTGCGCTTCTTTGACATGTTCAGGAGCGTCTTTAAACGCGGCGGCCCTAGAAAAATTAGCGCCTATACGACCTGTAAAATCTCTTTGATACTCTGCAACGTCAGTCTGCTTTCCTATAGTTGACTGATCAACAAGTGCTGAACCTACGCCCATATTCTCAGCTAAGTAATCAGAAACAATTTCAAAGTTGCTTATTACTACTGGGTCTTCTTCAAAATCTGTAACAGAATACTCGCCTGTTTCTGGAACGTATTCACCGCCTCCTAAATTAACTGGCCCTAGCGTCCACATCTTAGTTTCTTCTGACATTTATTCAACCTCAGTGAAATATTTAGAAATATATCCATCATAGTTATTTTCTAGTTTTTTAAGCTCTGTACGCATTTTGCCACGCATTGCAATTGAAACTTTAGGCATTGTTGTTTTTAAATAATCTATCCTATTGTTTTTCTCGACTGTAAACTTTTCTTGTTGTTCAGGGGTCATGGCTTTAACAATAGCTACACTATCTTTATATTTTTTTGTTCTACTGTTTAAAGTAATGCTAGGCTCGTTGTCGCCTTCTGCAATAACGCTAAGAGCTTTAAAAACATTATCCATGTTTGATTTCTTTTCTGCCGATTGTGCCGCTCTAACTTGTGAGCCTATCCCAGTTGTAATATTTTGACTTGCTTGTATATAAGCCTGTCTATCAGTTAAATAATCTGCTGTATTACCTGTTTGACTAGAAGCAAGTTGTAATTTATCCGCTTCTACAATTACATTTTTAAAAACATCAAACCCTGATTCTTTTGAACTTGCGTGTAGAGAATCTAAAGTTTTTAAAATATTAGGCCGTTCATTTTTAGAAGCTTCTGCATAAGAAGAATACAAATTTATTCCTCCTTCGCCTAAAATCTTAGATACAACTGCGTTGTTCTGTTTCATAGCTCCAGAAGATACAGCATTATCTATAGCAAGCAGTGTAAAATAAGGATTAGCAACACCTGCACCTTTCCGCATTACACCCATTTTTGGGTTATTAATATGTAGAGTTAATAAAGAACTTGTAATCGTATCAATTTGATCATCGCCTATATCTTCTCTAAATGATCTTTTAAGCTGTAACGCAACTGCGCCTACTTCTTTTTGTAGTTGTTTGTTTTGTGACGCTACATAAGCTATTCGCCCTTTATCATCTTTCCAAGTTGCGCTTCCCGCCTCTGTAGCTTTATCATTTAGATTTTCAGCTAGTTTATTTTTTAAACTATCAGGAATCTTCATTGCGATAGCTACACCGCGATTACTAAAAGCATCGCCATCTTTAAGTTGGCTTACTATAGAAGAGAATGAATTTTGTTTTTTCACAACAGTGCTTGTTTGAACTTCACCGTTACCTAAATCTGCAAGCCATGTTTTACCGTTTTGATTTGGGTCAGACACCATTACAGAAAAAGTATCTTCTCCTAATATGTTTGTACCTGTTTTAACTGCTGTTTTACCATAGGTAAGTGCGGCAGGTTTTAATTCTTCAGGTAAAGCTTCTGCAAAAAGAATCGCAACATCAGCATTTTTAGTTTCTTGATAAATTTTGCGGTAGTTTTCAAATTGTGTTGCACTGCCTAAAATTGATTCTGCTTGTTGGTTAAGAGCATCTTCGCCTGAAAGACCTGTGACACTGCCTACAAAATTATTTAACATCCCTTTAATATCAGACGGTTTTTGTTTTTTAAGAACATTTAAGTAAGCTGTTTTTCCTCCCTCACCAGTTGTCTGTAAATAATCTTGAGCGGCTTTATACTTGTCTTCATGCGCCGCTTGTAATTTTTTACCTAACTCAAAGGCTCCACTTTTTACAAGTCCATCAAACTGTATTTTACTATATACGCCTTGTTCAGCATACCTAGCAGTCAAAGCTTCTCTTACATTATTTTCAGCTATGCTATTAAAATAAGAACTATAACCTGTTTTATTCGCCTGTGCAAGCTTCTCTTCTTCAGTGACCGTAGAAGCGTTTGTGTATGCGTTTTTAGTTTGCAATATGTTCTTTGCATTTTCTTCTAAAGCAAAAAATTCTTGTTGTTTTTTTTCCATTACATTTTCAGCAAAGCCTATTGCGGCATTTACACCTAAAGACATCCGCGCATATTTATCTGAGTTTTTTTGATTTTGTTTTCTAATACGAGCATTACTTGCTTGCGTTTCAGCCAACAAACTTTCACCATACTCCGTAGAGCTTTGGCCCTTAACTTTACTCATGTCCATAGCCATAATTTTTATCCTTGCTGTGGAGCCATTAGGCTCTGGTCGGTTGTAGGTTCTTGTACTTCTTCAGGGGCTTCGGGTGGTCTATCCATAAGGCTAGGAAGTCTTGGCAGTGTTTTTAACTCCGCTTGCATTTCTTTTGTTATTACGCCTTCTGGAACGCGACCAGACCGCGCCGCTTTTTTCATGTCTTCAAGTTGAGATTCTTGCAACTTAGCACCTAATAATCTTTCATCAGCTTCTTCATCTTCATCTTCACCGTCATAAATTACAACATCAATATCTAACCTTTCAGCTAAAGCAATATACATATAAGTTAAAGGCTCAACAAGCATAAGCAACAAATCAGGATTAAAAGTTCCGCGCTGAAACTCTCCAAACAAAATTGTTTGTACTATACTTAATACAGGCATTTTGTTTGAAAGAGATTCCATTACTGGTATATACATTTCAGGATCAGTTATTTCAGACCATAAATATAAACTTGCATCGTGTACACTAGTAAACCTTGGTGCTTGCTCATACGGAGCAGGGCTTTCAGGATCATTAGTTAATGATTGGCCGGGAATTGGAGCTTTCATCTGCGATCTAAATTTTAAAAATTCTTCTTTCTGCATGATTTAATTTCCTTGATAAAACTTATTAATAGTTTGAATATGATTATTATAAGCTGATGCGCCCCAAGGTCTGATAGCTTGGAAATTAAACAAGTTTGTATTCATTTCAAAAGCTCTTGCATTTATTTCAGGGGAGCCATACTCTATAGTCGATGACATTGGACTAATACCTTGGATATTAGTTGTAAAGTAATCAGGAGCTTCAGGCTTGCCCATGACAAGACGGTTTATACCAGTACTTGTTAATTGTGCAGACGCTCTATCTACCATTTTTTCAGCAGGGTCTTCACCAAGTAAGGTTCCAACAGGGTCATCTACAAAGTTATCAAATCCTTCAGTTACGCTTGTTGTAGCATTTCTATAAACTTCTCCAACTTTATTAGAAGCACTTTCAAAAAAGCCTCTTTGTCCTTCTTGTGGCCCAAAGTTAGGCTGAAACTCTGGAGATAAGCCTTCCGCACTAAACTGTGGATTAACTTTTAAAGGCCCATAACTTTCAAGTGCGTTTGTTGTTGAAGCTGTTACAGGGGCTGTTACAGGAGCCGTTACAGGCTGAGCCATTAAACTATTTTGAGCGTCAGGTATCTCAACATATGGCGTATCCGCTCCTGCAAGAGAAGGTGTTTCAGGCATAGACCCCACAGAATCTGTAGCTGTAGGTGTTCCGCTTGTTCCCATTGTAGGCGTTGCAGTCACAACAGGCGCAGGTGCCGGTGTATAGCCTATGGCGGTATTAAAAGCCTCTATAGTTTGTCCTGCATTAGTCATTATGTTTTTTTGGACGTTTTTCCAAGCGCCTGAAAAAGTTTGTGATCCGCTAGAAATATTAATTCCCGGAATTTGATTTAGTGTTGTTTTGCCCATTTCGCCTACAAAAGAAGTTATACCTTCAGTTACAGTTTTAAATGCGCTGTGTCCAACCTTAACAAAATTACCTGCGGCTTGAAGAACTTGTCCTGCTCCTCGCGCAATCGTAGAGATAACTCCGCTTCCTGTAGCTCCTAAAAGTCCTGTACCCGCTACAGCAGAAGCCGCCGCTGTTCCTCCTCCTGCTACAGTAGCCGCTAAGGTTGCTTGAGCCGCTGTAGCTGTACCTGCCGCAACTGCTGATGTAGCCGCTGTCGCCGTAGCTGTAGCTGTAGCCGCTGTTGTACCTACTAAACTACTAAATGCTCCGCTAAGAGCTTGGCCAATTCCCGGCAAAATAAACATCATAGCTATTTGACCAAAAATTCCAATCTTTCCCATGAACTTACCAAACTTTTTAAAAGCGCTTTTAATTCCTTTACCAATACCTTTAACGCCTTTCTTTAAACCTTTCCACGCTTTACTTAACCAACCCATCTTTATTCTCCTTATCCACCAAAATATTTTGCGGCTACTTGTGTTAATGTGTATAAACTTGTCTCGCTTTCTTTTGCTGAAGCTTCATTACCAATAGCAGTTTGTAACAACAATGCTTTCCGTTGTTCGTTTGCTTCATAAGCCTGTCGTACATAAGCCGCCTCGTCCCGCAGTGATTGCCACATTTGAGTCTGATCTAATGCAGAGATGTTATATGAGTTTTGAACATTCTGTTGATTAGCCGCATTAGCGGCGGCAGTGTTTGCAGTATTAGCTTGTCTACGCCACTGAATGTTAGACTGTTCAACAGCCTGTGCGTTTGCCGCATTCCAAGTGTCTCGTTGGTTGTCAATAGAAGCGTTAAACTTGCTTATATCTGCTTCAAGCTGTGCAGTTAGGCTTTTAGCTTGCAACGTGTTTCCTGCTTCAATAGCCGCTGTACGATTAGCTTCAGTGACGTTAAAGGACTCCATAGCATTTCGCGCACTTGTATTGAACTGCTTCATGTTGTTAGACTGACTAATTAAAAACTGATCTAGTTGATTTTGAGATGTAGCACCAAATTGCAACGCGGCATTTTTAGCGGCTTGGTCAGACAACAAAGTCTGTTGAGCCATTTGTTGATCCATAACAATACCTTGTTGCTCGTTGTTAAGGTTAGCCATGTCCACAGTTAAGAAGTTCTTAGCATTCTCTACGGATACTTTTGTACGTGCATCAGCGTTAGCAAGATCAACCTGTGTTAGCATTGTAGCGTTCTGTATTGCTGTTTGCTGATCGGCACTGAACTTTGTAGCCGTCATAGTCTGCATAAACTTACTGTTAGCCAGTGCCATTTGTTGCTCACCGCTAAACTCGCTCATATCAAAGTTAGCGTTTATTTGAGCGTTAAACATTGCCGCGCTTTGTTCGTTGCTAAGATTTGCAAGTCCCATTTGCTGTGCAAGCTGTGCATTGACCTGTCCTGCCGCCATTTTCTTTTCGTAGACTTGAAGCTCTGCAATGTTCTCAGCAGACATAGAAGCCATGTCAGCTTGACTCCGTGAGCTAAGATTAGCAAGACTGATCTTCTCTTCCATAGAGAGATTAGCCATGTCAGCATTCTGTTCAAGCTGTTCGTTTTGAGACATGACCTGAACATAAGTATTAAGCTCTTGTAATCGTCCTCTGTTTCCTTCAGTAAAGTTTGCATTATCTGCGGCGGCTCTTTCAGACAACTCAGCCAACTCCATCTGCTGTTCGTTACCTAAGTTTGCAAGCTCCATTTGCTGTGCAAAACCCGCATTAGTTTTCTTAAAGTCTACAAGAGTATTAAGATTAGCAAGACGCATTTGTTGGTCAGCAGACATATTAGCTCTTTCTGTTGTGTTCTTTTCAGAAAGTTCTGACAGCTCTACTTTAAGTCTTGCATCTAAATTTACTTCTTCCATGCGCGAGTTAAGCTCAGTCTGGCGTATAGAGCGTTGAACTTTAGCGTTGTATGTAGTTAACTTAGACTGCTGTTCGTTAGTTAATGATTCAGAATCAGCACGGTTTAAAGACTCTAAGTTTGCAAGCTCTGTTTGCTGATCAGTACTAAAGGTTTGAGAGATTGCTTGCTGACGCATCTCAGCATTCTTTACGCCTGTAGTTAGCTTAGCGTTTAAGTTAGCAAGCTCTACTTGTTGTCGAGCATTTAAGTTCTCTGAAGACGCTTGGTTCTGAGCCGAAAGATTAGCAAGCTGTAAACGCTCCTCTGAACTCATGTTAGCTAACTCAGTCTGCTGACGGAACTCAGTATTTTGTGCCATGTGCTGTGCGGCAGTCTGTAGCTGTGTAAGTTTAAAACGATTAGCTTCTGTAAAGTTAGCACTGTCGGTAGCAGATTTGTCAGCTAATATTGCCATTTCCATTTGCTGTGCATTGCCCATACTAGCTAAGTCCATTTGCTGAGCTAGTTGAGCGTTTGTAGTTTTAAAGGTTACTAAAGTTTCTAAGTTTTTTAAACGCATTTGTTGATCTGCGCTCATGTTTGCACGAGAGGTGTTGTTCTTTTCAGACAGTTCAGATAGTTCTATTTTTAAACTGCTATCTAAGTTAGCAACTTCCATTTGCTGATCTAGTTCTGCTTGACGACTAGCTCGCGTAACAACATTATTAAGTCTTGTTAACTCAAATTGATTCTCTGCTGTAAAGTTTGCTGTGTCTGTAGCGGCTCTTTCAGATAAGTTAGCAAGTTCCATTTGTTGCTCATTGGACATGTTAGCCAAGTCCATTTGCTGAGCAAACTGTGCGTCAGTTTTACGGAAGTCTATAAGAGTTTGTATGTTTGTCATACGCTCTTGATTTTCTGCGGTCATTGTATCTTTAGAGGCCGCATTCATTTCAGACACACGTTGCATTTCAACCTGTAAAGACTGTGAAATATTAGCTTTTTCCATGTCTTGATTAAGTTCTGCCTGACGCATAGTTTTATTTATTTGAGCATTATACGTTTGCAATCTTGCTTGTTGATCAGCAGTCATGTTTTGAGACTCTGCTTGATTTAAAGCTTGCAAGTTTGCTAAGTCCATTTGAGCATTTGTACTTAACTCAGCTATAGCGGCTTGTTGAGTCTGTGCGGATGTTTGTTGCGCTCGTTGCTGAGCCATTTGTGCATTAGCTAATTCAGTTTGTTGCCGTTGCTCTGCTGAAGTCATAACAGCTTGTTGATTAAATGTACCTTGTTGTACTTGAATCTGCTGAGCCATTTGAGCAGTCTGTGACGCGGCAGTTTGACGGTTAGCAAGATTCTGCATCCGTATCTGCATAACACCTTGAGCAGTCGAAAGATTAGCTTGCTGTTGATTAGACAAGTTTTGCTGTGCGCGTTGCTGTAAAGCTTGAGCATTGCTCTGAGCCATCGGTAACGCACTTTGTATAATAGCATTAAACAATGCATCACGGCCTACAGTAGAAACACTTAAACCTCTAGCGGCCATTTGTTGGTTCATTGCATCTATAGCGGGCTTAGCCCACAATGGAGTTTTACCGTCTTCCATACCTGCAAGTAAACCTTCCATCTGTGTGGAGACAAGTGCTTCAACAGGCAAAGCCGCAATAGCCGCAATAGTTTGTGGGTCTGCACCTTCGTCTTCTTTTACACGAACTGTTGCAGGGTCTTCAGCAATAGCGGCTGTTATTTCTGGCTGTACGTTTGCAACAACCGCGTTCATATCTGCGGCGGCTACGGTTCTATCTTCGCCTTTAACTGCTTGCATAGTTGCGGCGGCCATTGTAGGAACACCACCAATTTGTGCGGCATCTCCTTGAGGCGCGTCACCTGTAATAGCTTCACGGCCTACTAAATCTACAGATTCTGCATCGCCTAGTTCAGTAGCAATGCGCTGTGCGGCTTCTCCTACTTGTGCGGTTCTTGTAGCGGCTACTTCATAAGCGGGTATGGCATCTATGTCTGTATTGCCGCCTTCGGGTGTAAAGTCTGCGGCATAGTATTCTGCTTGTGCAGGTTTTTTATCTTCAGGAATAATCATTGACTCATATTGTCGTTCAACGGCCACGCCTGTTTGATTTTCGCGCGATAGTTCCAATGTAAAATCTTGTAACTCGCCTGTTTGTTCAGCCGTAGCTTCAGCAGATTGATCTTCTATAACTGCATCTCTACGGTCTTTTTGTGCTTGTGCGTCACCTACAGTTGCGGAATCCATGTCGCCTTGATCAGCGGCTTGACGGCCTTCACGATCTGCAAAACCTGCTTCGCCTACGTCAGCTATTTGTTCTTTCTTTCCTGCGGCAACATTAGCGGCTTCTAAGAAATCTGCGGAGGCAGTAGTTCCTTTAGAAGAACTCATAGAAGCGGCATCGCCTTTAGCGGCTGTGCCTGTTTGGGCTTCTCTAAACTCTCTAGAGTTTCTGTAGTCTATTAAAGCTTGATCAGGATCAACGCCACGTTTTTCAGCATCTAATTTAATTTCATCAATTTTAGATTGTGGTATTGTTACGCCTGTACGTGTGTCTACATCAGGGCCTTCAACTCCAGAAGCAACCTCAGCAACGCCATCTGTAGCGGCTGTAGCATATTTTTTATCAATTAAATCGGGGTCGCGCTGTGCCGCAGTTCCTCTTGCTTCTGTTTCTTTAGCATCATCGCGTGTGGTTTTTGGTGCTTCAGAAGCTACGGCTTGCCCATCGGTTCCACCTGCTGTAGCTTTAGTAACATCTTCATCAAATTTAGCGGCTACAGTAGTGCCTACACTTCCGGCTTTTTCAGCTGTGTATTTTTTAGCATCTTTAGTTGTTGGGCCTTCAACCGCTGTTTTTACACCTCCTTGTTCAGCTGTCATAGTTTCCGCAGTCACAGTACTTGATGTAGCGTCTGTAGCGTCGGTAAGCTGTTGAACAGCAGAACGGTCAGTAATGCCTTCTTGTGAATCAATATTTATAGATTCCATTTGACGAATGTTAGCTTGTGGGCCTGTGATTTTTATATCTGTAGGAACAGTAGAAAAAGACGCACTGCCGCCACCCGTATCTGGGCTAAAACCATTAGCTATGTTCCATCGAGCTAGCTCTCTTGTTTCTGCGTCTGTTGGATAATCTGAATTTGCAGGAACAGGACGCGGAGTATCATATAAAGGACTATCTGGATCGCCTTCTCCTTGAACCTCGCTAGTCGTTGTTGTTGGGCCTGTTCTAGTTACACTTCCAGTGCTTATAGCCTTTTGTTGCGCTGAAGATGAAGCGGTTGGTTGTGTTATTGTAGGAGCTACAAAAACATCTGAAACATCGGGCTTAACTACATTTGAACTGTTACCCGTCGCACCTTTAGGCTTAATATCGCTGTCATCATAAGGAGCAGGAGACTTTGGCATAGGCTTAGGTATAAGAGCAGGGCGACCGCCTTTAGCATATCGCTTACGTTTCAGAGACTTCAAAGTCTTGTTAGCGGTTTTCTTGTTTTCTTTTTTACTCATCGTTATCTACCTTTCTATTAACAAGTTTTTGAATTGTTTCTGATTCATAAATCCTAATGCCTAGCCATACAATTGTAAACAAAGAAGCAGTAGGTGGTAGCCAACTAATCATAGTCAGTACTCCTGTGCTTGCGGCGGCTATGTCTATTACTTCTTTGGTTTCTTCCATGGGTTTTAGTCCTTTGCTTTGTTGCCGAGAAAAGCGAATTGCTCTAGAACCTTGTAGGCTTTAGCAACCCATGCGTCATCCTTCGGGGTTTCTGTGTAGTTGCAAACAACACTAGCCACGCTGACTAGGCTTGTTGCAAGTACATAAGCATCTAATAAATAGCTCATGATGCGGTGTAGCCGTTACCTGCAACAATCGCGGCATTACAGGCTGTAAAGTCTTCACTGCCCCAATCGTCTTTAGCAACCATAAGCTCTAGGTGCTGTACGTTTCTATCTACACAATCCTGCCTATCTGCGGCTATATCATCTGCCATAGAGTCTCCTGCGATTACGTCTGTTATTACTGCTACGCTGTCACCCATTGCTGAGTAGTCTTGTGCTAGTTGTTCTGCTGTACGATCTTCCATTTTATTTATCCTTCTAGGGTTGTGATGCGAGCGAGTGCGGCATCTAGTTGTGTTGAGAGTTCTTGTACGGCCTTGACTAATGGTATAACAAACATTTCACGAGATACTTGTTGCACTCCAAAGTCATCTTCTTTCCACCCACCAAAGCTAGACACACCTGCTGTATCTAATGCTGTTTTAACTTCTTGTGCGATAAAGTTGTGCATTGTTACTGTGGTATTCATATCATTAATAACATTACCATCCGCATCTCGTCTGCGTAAGTGAGCTAACTGCGCATCAGAAGCATCAAGTTCATTACTTGGCTTCCAGTTATATTTAACAGTCCTAAGATCATTAATAAAATCTAAACCCAATGATTGATTTACAATGTTTTTCTTTAATCTTTCATCTGAACTTCTTGACCAGTTTGCGTCTGCATCAAAATCATTTGTAACAACATTAGATGCTTTACCAAACGAAAAGTCATTACTACCTGTAGCACTTATACCGCTTCCTAAAGTAATAGTATTAGCAACAGATGCGCCAACATCAACTTGGTGACCAAGAGCCACATTGTCACTTCCATCGGCTAAAGAATTAGCAGAATTGTACCCCAGAATTGTATTTCTATTTCCTGTAGTAATTGAATCACCTGCTGAAGAACCAACAGCCACATTTTGTTCGCCTGTGGTGTTAGTTGCTAAAGCCCTATTACCCATCGCCACATTAGAAGAACCTGTAGTATTATCAAATAGTGCATGAAAGCCTTGAGCATCATTATCTACACCTGTGGTGTTGTTACCTAAAGCTCCACCACCAATAGCGTTATTTTCGTCCCCTGTAGTGTTATCGGCTAAAGCACTTGTACCAACCGCTGTGTTGTTCGAAGCAGTAGTGTTAGCTTGTAATGCACTCGCACCTACAGCAACATTACTGCCGCCTGTGGTGTTCACATTTAAAGCATGGAAACCCACTCCTGTGTTTGTTGAGCCTGTGGTGTTTGCTGATAATGCGTTATAACCTAAAGCTGTGGCTCCAGAAGCAGTTGTGTTTGCGTCTAGTGTATATGCGCCCAAAGCTACATTTCTGTCGCCTGTGGTGTTTACTAATAAAGCAAAGTAACCCACTGCTGTGTTATTAGATGCAGTTGTATTTGAAAATAAAGCTCCTCTACCTATACCAACATTTGCACCACCAGTTGTATTATTACTTAAAGAATGATACCCAAAAGCATTATTACTAGAACCAGTTGTATTGGCATCTAGTGCTTCTGCGCCGACAGCCGTGTTTTCAGAGCCTGTGGTGTTTGCGCCTAAAGCAAAGTGACCGACTGCGGTGTTGTTAGCGGCTGTGGTGTTTACAAATAAAGCGCGGTAACCAGTAGCTGTGTTGTTAGCGCCTGTAGTGTTAACTTGTAAAGTATCTGTACCATACGCAGTATTATAACTTGCAGTAGTGTTTGCATTTAAAGAGGCTCTACCAAAAGCAGTATTACTAGCGCCTGTGGTGTTTGACGCTAAAGCTACGTGACCCACTGCTGTATTTTCTGCGCCTGTGGTGTTTGCTGTTAAAGCACTACTACCAACTGCTGTGTTGTTAGCGGCGGTGGTGTTTGCGCTTAAAGAAGCATAACCCACTGCTGTGTTATTGTCTCCAGTTGTAGAAGCATCTAAAGTATACGTTCCAAAAGCTGCGTTTTTTGTACCTGTAGTGTTTGATAATAAAGCACTTGAACCTACCGCTGTGTTATTTGGTGCTGTAGTATTAGCTGTTAAAGCACCCTGTCCAACTGCTACATTTTCAGAGCCTGTGGTGTTTGCGAGTAAAGACTGATAACCAACTGCTGTGTTGTTAGAGGCGGTTGTGTTTGCATTAAGAGCATTAACGCCTAGCGCAACGTTGGAGCCACCAGTAGTGTTATAACGTAAAGAAGCAAGACCTGCGGCTAAGTTGTTTACCCCCGTGGTGTTGGCGTATAAAGCTGTTGCCCCTAACGCAGTATTATTTGAGCCAGTAGTGTTGCTAAATAAAGCATAAGCACCAAACGCCTGACCATCGCCAGTAGTGTTGGTAGTTAAAGCGGAATAACCCACTGCTGTGTTGTTAGACGCTGTAGTAATTGCATCACCCGCAAGCCCACCTATGATGGTGTTGGTTGTGCCTGTGGTGACTGAGGCTCCTGCACCGTGTCCGATGGCTATGTTGTAAGTATTAGTAGCACTTGTAAAGTTTTGTACTCCTAAAGTGTTATAACCTATAGCTACTGAACGACTACCAAGAGTGTCTGCCGAAAGAGCTAGGTATCCTAGTGCAACATTATAATCAGCATCTGTGAGAGCATCACCCGCAAGACCACCGATGAGGGTGTTTTGGATGCCTGTGGTTACTAATAGACCTGCATGATGCCCAACCGCCGTATTGTAGGTAGATGCCGCACTGCCTACGTTGTGGCTGTATAAAGCATTTTTACCTATGGCAGTATTACTAGACGCAAGAATGTTTGTTGCTAACGCCGCACCGCCAATAGCAGTATTGTCCGAAGAAGTTGTAGTTGCGGCTCCTGCTTGATAACCGTGGAACGTATTAGCATCACCCGTAGTAATCGCAGTACCTGCTTCATCGCCTACGACAACATTATAATCACCACCGCTTGCAATGCTGTTACCTGCGTTGACACCGAATCGGACGTTAGAGGTTCCTAGCGTTGGGGTGGATAGAGAGCCGTCAGCGGCTATGCGGAAGCGTTCTGTGTTAGAGCCTCCTGCTGAAGCTGTAGAAAACAACAAGCCCATAGCGCCATTAGTGCTTAAAGACTTACCAACAATAGACCCTCTAATACCGTTAGCACCTGCACTGTTGTCGTTACCTTCAAAGTTTATAGTGCCGAAAGTAGTGTTAGTGTCTGTGGATGTGTTTGTGTTTTCTAATCGGAAAGTAGCTCCTGCTTGTGTAGTGTTAGCTATGTGTAAGTCATCGTCAGGAGACCCAGTGCCAACCCCAACCCGATTATTACCACCATCAACAAACAGCATATTAGCGTTGCCGTCAGACTCAACGCGGAAGTCCCTATCGGCACCAGATTCGTTGATCGTTAGGCCGAGGCTTTCGTCATACACAAAGGACGGTGTGGTGCCGTTTGCGGCGTAGAAGGTGATGTCTCCGTTGGCGTCTAGCTTTAATGTTTTGCCACCACCAGTGTGTATGGAAAATTCATTACCTACATTATTATTGACTATACTAAAATAACCATAACTAGTGCTGTTTGAGGCGTTGTAAGCAAGAGTTAATTGGTCATCAACTGCCTTGGTAATTGTCATTTCGTCAGAGGATGTAATACTCCCATCGACTTGCAACGTACTTGCCATATCCACAGCACCATCAATGTCCACGACATCAAGGTTAGTCGTGCCGTCTACGTCTATGTCTCCAGAGATGTCTAGGGATGCGAATACTGAAGTGCCTGTGGCTGTGACTGTGCCAGTAACGTCTATGCCTGTGGAGGTGGTGGCTAGTTTAGCTGAAGTCCCGTAGTAAGCAGTAGCAACATCTCCACTACCACCAAAGTATGCTTTAGAGCCGTCTGCATTTTGCAATGTAACGCCTTGCCCACGGATAAGCAGACTTCCACCACCACTTTCGGCAATAATACTGTGAGAACTTGTAGCATCATGATAAATCTGTAGATCATCACCTGCACCAAACGTAGCCTTGTCATTGTCGCCCAATGCTATGCCGCCGTTGGCTGTGATTTCAGTAGTGAAGGTAGCCGCACCATCTACTTGCAAAGTACTCGCCATATCCACAGCACCATCAATATCGACAACATCTAAATTAGTTGTTCCATCAACATCTATATCGCCTGAAATATCAAGACTTGCAAATACTGAAGTACCTGTACTTGTAACTTTACCTGCTACATTAATAGGATGTGAGAAATCAAACTCATCGTTAGTAGTATCCCAAAGGATTGTAGCATCGTTAGACGCATCTACAGCATCTTGAATAGTAAGACCTGCACCGTTAGCAGAGCCTGAAGTATCTCCTGCACCTTTGTTAAGTGTTATGTTTTTATCTTCGACATCAAGCGTTGCAGTATTTAGAGTTGTTGTATCTCCTTGAACTGTAAGATTTCCTGCGATTACAACATTAGAATCTGCTGTCAATACGCCAGTAACATCTAGTGTTCCTGCTATGTCTATATTGTTTGCAAGTTTAGCACCTGTGACTGCATCATCAGCAATATCACCTGTAGCAATTGTTCCGTCTACTATCTTTGCACTTGTAATCTGACTGTCTGCAATGTGTGCTGTGTCAATAGAGCCATCAACATATTGGTCAGAGTCTACAGAGTTTGCAGACATGTGTATTAAGTCAATACTTCCATCTACATACATTTGAGAATCAATAGCATTATCAGCTATCATAGATTGTACAATAGCGTTATCACCGATTACAAAGTCTAAAGTGTTATCTGCATCATCGTATGTAACTGCAATACCTGTTTCAGTATTAGAAGCTACCATAGCTCCAACAGTATCTGATATGGTTTCTGCTAAAGTAACACCTGCAATAGTAAGCGCGTCAGTTTCTAAGGTTCCGTCAACATCTACATCGCCTGAGATGTCTAAAGAAGCGGCAGTCAAAACACCTGCAACGGCTAGTGTGCTTGCCATATCCACAGCACCATCAATGTCAACAACGTCAAGGTTGGTTGTTCCATCTACATCTAGGTCGCCATTGAAGTCTACATTGCCTGTAACAAGCAAAGTAGTCGCCATGTTTACTGCGCCGTCAATGTCTACAACATCTAGGTTTGTAGTACCATCTACATCTAGGTCGCCGTTAAAGTCTACGTTGCCTGTAACAAGCAAGGTAGTCGCCATGTTTACTGCACCATCAATGTCTACTACGTCTAAGTTTGTTACACCATCTACATCTAGGTCGCCGTTAAAGTCTACATTACCTGCTACTGCAAGCGTTGTAGCCATGTCCACAGCGCCATCAATGTCCACAACATCTAAGTTAGTTGTTCCTGCTACATCTAAAGCGCCATCAATATCTACTGCGCCTGAGAAGTCACCTGTAGCCGCATCAAGCTCACCGCTCAATGTAATGTTGGTAGCTCCAGTAACTGCACCATTAAGTGCTACAGCACCATTAATGTCTATAGTAGTTGCGGCTATTTGAATCTCAGTGTCTGCAACAATGTCTAGTTGTCCGTCAGCACTAGAGTTAATATAAATAGCTGAATCACGGAACTGCACCTTATCGTCAGTCGATACAGAAATGTCTGTACCCGCAGTAGTGTTGCTGAGTGCTAAGACTTCGCCGAATGTGTCTACAGTGTCTTGCTGTGCATCTACGTAGGCTTTAATGCTCTGTTGAGTTGCAAGGGCTGTAGCACTGTCGCCTGACATATCATCTTGATCTAAAATGTCTGTGACTGTAACTGATCCTGTACCGGATAAACCATCAAACTCTACAATGCCATCAACGTCTACGTTGCCTGTTACAGTTATGTTTCCACCGACTGTAAGGTTGCCAGTAGCTGTAAGGCTATCAATGTAAGCGTTCTTGAAACGCAAAGCATTTGTACCAAGGTCTACGTCGCTATCAGTAACCGGATATACTACACCGTCTTCAATGCGTACTTGCTCAACGGCACTACCGCCTACTTCTACAAAGACGCTCCAACGGTTGTTAGTGCTGTCAACAACTATCTTGTTTAAGAAGTCTTGATCGCCAATTGTATGAATATTACCGCCTTCTCCTGCGCCTCCATCGTGTTGGTGTCCTGTTGTACCGCTACTAGCATACGCAAAAGACGCGACTAGTTGATTATATTCGGTATTAAAAAGTGAGGCTGTGATTGTATCGCCATCAGCAAAAGTGCTTTGTCTTGTATAGCTAGTGCCTGACATTAGTTATCTCCGTGTTGATGGCATATAATCTATATACATACCGTTTACTGAAAAAGGTGGGTTCTTATCATCTGTTCTTATTCTAAAGCTTACTGAGTATCCACCACCCTGCACTGCTTGGCGAACTAAAGGATCATTAGATGCCCCAAAAATAGTGGTGTTAAACAGTGAAGTGCCAAAAATAGCGGGGGTAGGCACTGCTGTCAGTCTATAGTCTAGTGGTTGAGGAACATCGTCGTCCTCATAATTATATCGTACTCTTAGTACAGGCTCTGCAATACCTTCGGGACTAAACGAAAGCTTAACATAACGCATGTTTTTTAGTGTTCCAAAGTCTCCAAAGTCATAGTTAGGTGTTTTATAAGTTGCACGTATATTAGATTCAACGCCTAAATGTACAAAAGAGTTTCCAACATCGTGAGTATAAACATATCCTTCGCTATCTCCGTGGAATGTTTTTTCAGTGCCGTCTGAGCTAAAGCCAGAAGTAATTGCTCTTGCTTGGATGCCCAATGTTTCTGACCATGCAAAGCCATTAGAAGTTAAGGAACCTATAATACCTTTAGATTGCTCAGCGGCTTGAGTTGATGTTGTGTAAAAAATTCTGTATTGTGATTTTTGACGCAACACAACACTATCTACAATTAAAGTTGCAATACTCTTTGCTACTGTTTCAACAACACTTTGTATCTGTCTGCTTACTGAGCCTAACTCAACGTCACCAATACGTGCTGTACCTGCAATTGTTCTTACACCATCAGGACTTAAAAATACTAAGTCACCTGCAACTTCTTGAATTGTGTGTTTGTCTAAACAACCTACGTTTTTAGTTACTGGTTGGACTGCAATAGACGCAGAATTATTAATATTTATAAGTTTATAAATACTGTTTTTACAAAATATTACAAGGTCAGAACGGAAGCCACGAACCCCTATTACTTTGTCGTCTAGCTTAATGCTTCCTGCACCTGTTCCTGAAAAGCTAATAATGTCGTCAGTAGCACTATAATAAATTGTGTTAGGATTATTAATATCTCCTGCAACTATTAAGTGTCTGTCGTGTACTGTGCAGGTTGTAGGAAACACAGAACCTGATACTGTTATTTCTGCGGCAAAATATGTTCTATTACTTAATGCTCCAGTGCCTGTCATTTTAAAATAGAAAGGCTTTGTAGCTGAAGACTCGTCAACTATAACAAGCTCGCCGTAAGTTGTGTCGCCTTCGTATACTGCAAAACTACACTGCGCTTGATTGGTTCTAGTTAGCGTTGAGCGGCCTGTAAAGGCTGTATAGTTATCGCCGCTACCGGCAACGCTTGCCCTGTTAATCTGTAGCCATGTAGAACCATCTAGCGTGAAAAAAATGTTTGTTCCTGAACAAGCTATCAAGCCATCAGCATAAACAAACAATCCTAAAATCGGGTTGTCGCTATTCGGGTTGCTGTTTCCAAATCTTTGAAAGCCATTAACTCTACGATAACCGCCGTCTGTATCGACTTCAAAGTTTTCAAGGTCTGTTGCAAGCCCCGGCTGTGCTAACATTTCAAATTGGTTCAGGTTAGTATTTAAACCACCTTTGCACGATAAACCAAAAGGTTGTGAACCGGCCATACTATACGAATCTCATTCGGTCATCTTTCATATAAATAGGCGTTGGCCCCATAAGAATAAGTTTCATATTCTTTAAACCTTTTTTATAATCTTCGTTTGAAAATGCCGCCGCTTGAGCGTTGTCTTTAAATTGATGTACGTAATATCGCGCTCTATTTAATAGTACAGCAGAAAACGAATCAGGGAACACTAATAAATCAGAGTATGCTGAAAGGGCTGTAGGCTGAACATAAGCAAAGAACCAAATTCTATATACTTTATCAGGAATAGCACTAAGCCCAAACTTTCTATTGTCAGGGCTTTTAATTACACGGCTAGGCGTACCGTACTGTTGTGTGTCAGCATCGTCTAAGTTTTCACTAACTCTAAAAAAATCTTTCCATTCTTCAATTGTTGTAAATTTTAAATTGCGGCTTTCATACGGAGCAGTTTCTCCGGAAACACCGACTGTAGTTAAATAGAAATTGTCCCAATCTATATAATTATAATCTGTAGTGAGTGATGAGCTTGCAGGTTTTAGCTCATACCAACGAGTACCTGCGACTGTTTCAACAAATGTATTGCCGTACATAGGATCAGTTTCGCCGCTTTCTTCTAAAGACAGAAAAGGCCATTGAGGTTCCTCGTTAACAATATCAAAATAAGCTCTATTAATAACGTCTTTTACATGCGTCTGTATTCCTACGGAAGAAGAAAAAGAACTAGATGTAAGTTCTACTTCGTTTATTTCGCGTAAGATTTCATTCGCTAAAGTTAAAAAGGTTGTTGCCATGAGTTATTTCGCCTTTGTAGTTTTAGTAGGCTTGCCGAATATAGCATCCCAGTTATCTTCATACTTCTTTTTGTTCTCAGGCTTATACCAACTTCCTGTATCGCCTAATATCTTTCCTCTCTTTTTGCCTCTCATCATTATAGGCTTTTCATTACTTCCAATAATTGCCATATTGTCCTCTCAAAGATCAGGGGGCTTTTACACCCCCTTCTCTAATTGCTTACTTAGTCAATACCGTAGAACGCAGATACTAATGCGTCTGGGCGTAGAACCTTAGCACCATATACGTGCAGTCCACGACAGATGTCACCAAAGCTGTCTGGGTCGCGTAGGACTTCAGTGCTTGTGATGGTCTGTGCAGTTGCAGTAGAGCTAATGTGTCCACATACTATCTGACCTGCCGCGTTAGTTGTAGCGGCAATGTTGTTAGACTTGTACATGTCAAATCCACGTAGCTTGCCAGAAGATACCAATCCGTTGCGGATAGAACCTTGTCCGGCGTTGAAATCAACAGACATCAACTTAGAGCTAGACTGAGATAGTTGCTCGTAAAAACTAGGTGGAGCTAAGAACCAACGACCTTCTTCTGGGATGCTTTGCTCGTCAAGTAGACGCGCCATGTGAGCCATCACATCTAAAGGATCATGTTCGGTAGAGCCAGAACCAATGTCCAAGTTACCAGTGCCGTCAAAAGTTCCTGCGGCTAGGTCAGTAGCACTATCGCTACCAAGGATGTGGTTAGGGGCTGAAGCTGAAACGCCCGCAATAATCTTAGCAATTACGCCTTCGTCAAATGCGTCACGCAATGCGTAAGCGGCAGATGAAGATGCAACTTCTTTGAAGTTTACGTGAGACATAGCAGTTTCAATATCATCAACTTTGAATTTAAATGCGTTAGCCACATCTACAATCAAAGTAGTTTCAACGTCAGTTAGCTTAGTCTGAGTTACGTCAGCACCACGCTCATATGAATATACAGTGATTTCTGGCTCTTTGATGATCTTTACAGAGTCACCGAAACCTGAGATTTCACCTGCATAGTCAGTGTTGGTAATTGCTTCTGCTACCGATGCTTTCCGAAAGAAGTTAAGAACCTTCTTAGAAAAGATTGAGGGCATGAAGAAGCTGTTAGTTTGACCGGAAACTGAGTTACCAAAGTTACCGTTAGTGTCTGTACTTTGCTCAAATAGAGCGTCTGAGGCATTATAAGCCATTGTGTGTTACTCCTAAAAAAAGACAATAATATTTAATCTACTATCCTGCCTTCCATTATAGCCGCATCAATATCACTTTCGTATTTATCAAATTGAGTTATAGACAGTTTAGCGATTTCCCGTTGTGACCAAATCTTTGGTTCTTTAGCATTTATTTGTGTTGTCCGTGTGGACACCATATCTGCCGCTGAAGATTTGGGGGCTTGTGATTTCTTTGCCTTCTGCTTACTTCCAATTTGAATACCATTTTCCATCTTATAAAGATCAATAGCTTTAATAGCTAATGAAACATTGTTTGGGTTTTCGTAAATCCAACCTTGAATTGCTTCAGGTTGTTCCTTAGCCCATTCGTGAAACTTATCATCTCCGCGTATATCCTCAAAATCAGGATGACGAGAACGTAGCGTAGACTCAGCTTCTTTACGTTGGATGTTTAGTTCTCGTTCTTCAAGAACAGTCATCTTAGTTTTTAAAGCTTGTAGCTGTTGTTCGCTTTGTAAGTGTGCAACAGTTTCTACAGTTTCATATAGATCAGGATACTGCTCTCTAAAGTTTTCAAGTTCTTCAGTTGACTTAGGCGGGGCATACGCATGTTGCGTCTCTTGTGCCATCGCGGTAAGCTCTAATTCCTTTTGCTTAAAAGATGCTATCTTCTGATCGTAGTGTTTCTTTAGATCGTCGTATCGTTTTTTATAATTAGTTCTTCCTTTGGGTGCTTCCTCTTCTTGTTCAGGGGCCGCTTTGCGGGTAGCCTGTGAGGGTTCTTCAAAGAAAAGCGCATCTGCTTTACCTCTACTTGGGGCATCTGGTGTGTGCCAGTCCTTCTTAGAGTTATACGGATTTGCAGTTGGTTCTTCAATTTGTTCGTTTACAGTTGACATATACATCACACTCCTGTTGGGGCTTGCTAGTCTTTCAAGGTGGCTATACTGTTCGCGTTTTCAGTACAGGGTCTTGATACTTCAAGGTGGCCTCTAGGTAAAAAAAATAATAAGGGGTCTAGTTAAAGAGTGGCCTTATCGTTGCTTAACACTTGGCATCTGGTTAGAAGTAATCATCATATTGTCAATTTCTTCGTCTTCTTGACGCTCATCCATAGGGATGTCATCTACCATACCGCCAAATGCTTTCTTCATTAAACCACCGTCATAGGCTTTCTCAGCTTCGTCCATCATAGTTTGTAGCTGATCAGCGCCCATTTGATCGGTAGCCTTCTTGGTGAAAACAAATTCACCATCCGATAACC